TTTTTTTTTTGAAAAGGAGAATTCATATGACACAAACGGATTACAACGAAATCCGATCTACTAACGTCGCAAAGGTAGAGGTGGAAGAAAAGGTTACAGTGGAAGCAACAGATACAGATAAGGAGCGAGTTCCTAAGAAGGCTGTTGTTAAAGGATCTACTGTAGAAGAAACTAAACCTGGCTTATTTACACGATTGGTTCGCGGTATCTTAGGACCTAATGGTATTCGAGCTATTGGGTCATATTTAGGTAAAGAAGTCATTATGCCTGCTATCAAAGATACCCTTGTTAATACAATCAATACTGGTGTAAACATGGCTGCTTATGGCGAGGACCGTTCACGATATAACGGCGGATGGTCAAATCCTGCTCGCTATAGCAACCGGGTGTCTAGTCCAACATATACTAATTACAGTAGTGCATATCACAACAACACGCCTCAGCAACAGTCGATCAATGTACCAACTCGAATTAAAGAAATTCAGTTGTTTACTTGGCAAGACGCTGAGACAGTATTGGAAAACCTTAACAATGATATCGCCACATTTGGTTATGCTCGACTAGCAGACTACTATGACTATGCTGGTCAACCTAGCACAAGTTATACAGACAATGCTTATGGATGGCGTATGCTAGGCAATATTCGTATCGTACCTGTTCGTGGGCGCTATGTATTGGCGTTACCACCAGTTGAAGTAATTTAAAGGAGCAAATAAAATGAATAAAAAAGTAATCTTGAACACTATTAAAATTGTCGCTTTCGGTGTCGTACCATTTATGGTTGAAAACGGTAAAAAAGCATTGGATAAAGCTCTTGAAGCAACTGAAAAGGCTTCTACTAAGGAGTAGATATGTGTAGTTTAATTTTTATTATTCTATTACTTATATTTCTTTGCTTATTGTGTTTGCTATCATATATTGTAGCGTATTTCCTAATCCCAATCATTATTTTAGTGATTATCGCATGGGCACTTACTATCTTATTTAATTAAAGGAGAACATTGACATGTCTAAATGGAGTTATGATTTATTTAAAGAAAACCTTGCTGTACTAGCACACAACTACAAGAAAAAAGAGCCTCTTATCATGACGGTAGGGGGTATTGCTGGATTTGTAGCAACTGCCGTTCTCGCATATCGAGCTAAAGCTAAGATCACAACTATTGTTGAAGATATCGAAGCTATGCGTGAAAACGATATGCCTGTACCTGTTGGAGATACGATTGTACGTGTCTCTAAAGCTTTAGCACCTACTGTTACAATGGCTACTTTGTCAACCGCTGCTGTCCTACGCTCATATCATGTTCTTACTGGACGTAATGCGCTTCTTGCTTCTGCATTGGCATCTGCTACTCAAGCTAACCACAAGCTTCGTCGTCAAATCCGTGAGCAATATCCCGATGATCCAAATGCGCAATTTATTGGTGAGCGTGAAGAAGTCCTAGCAGGCCCTGAAGAAGAAGGTAAGAAGAAACCTAAAACTGTAACAGTCATCAATCCAAATGACGTACAATGGATGGAATACGCTTACTTTAATAAATCACAAGAATTTGTTAAAGACGACCTTAACTACAACCAAATGTTCATCACAACCATGTTCAATGCACTTGACGAAAAACGTCGTCGCCAAGGTTTCCTTAACCTAACAACTGCCTATGATGTTCTTAAAATCCCATTGGAAAAACATCAACGTCGTGCTGGTTCTGAACTTGGTTGGACTGATAATGACTTCTTTGACTTTGACGTACACGTTGTAATGGTCAAAGACGAAAACGGATACCCATATCCAGTACCTGTTATTGAATTCTCACCAATTAAGGATATTACCACTGGTGTTGACTACGGTAGCGATATTTCAGACTATCTTATCTAATTTAAATGTAGGAGAATAAACGAAATGGAAAAACGAGATATTATCAAATCTGGCTTAACTGCTTTTGCTCTTGTAAACTTTGGGTATGTTGCATATGCCCTTTATAAGAATTTCAAGGACTACAAGAATAAGGAAGGCGAATATGCCGAGGAAGAACCTCAAGCAGAACAACTTGACTTATTTGATGCAACTGAAAACGATCAACAAATCGTAGCTGACGAAGAATTTGTAGAACCAACTCCACGTCGCTCAGAAAAGAAGAAATCTAATGCTAAGTTATATATTGGTATTGGATTGCTAGCAACTGCTGTTATTGGCGGATACTGCTACGGTTACCGTTCAGCTTGGGTTAAGCGTAGTAACATTGCTACTGAATCAGAAGAGCTATTGCATGCTGCAATCGACGACAGCAAAGACTACAGTGATTTCCTTGAACAAGAGCTCATCAACCGTGAAATCGACTTGGGCGTTGAACGTGAAACGATTGTGTCTAATGCAATCAACATGATTCACCCTGAGTACATGGATACTCGCTGGGTATCGTTTAGTGAAGACGGTACCGTACGATCAAATTATACTCCTAAAGTTACAGAGGAAAACGATCTGGAAACTATCACAGCCGCTGTCGAAGATACTTGGAATAAGTTATACGAAAAGGTTGTTGTGACGCCTATGACTTCTGAAAAAGCAGAAGAAGCTTAAGTTATACGAATATAGAGAGTAAAGGACCAGGCCGGTACCATACCGGTCTTCCACTATATTCATAAGGAGTATAAAATGGAAATCCAATTCAGACAAGACGATACAAGCCAAGGAATTAGCCTATCTTATAATAACGAAGGCGAATTCTTTTTAGAAGTTTTTAACGACAAAGATAATACAGGTATGGATATTACGTTATCATATGATGAACTTGAGCTTATTAAAAACTGTATTAATCATATTTTAAAAAAGGAACAAAATAATGAATAAAGAAACCTTATTAAAAGCTGGGATCGTAACTACAATTACGGCAGGGCTGGTATATTTCAGCTACCGGTTTGTTAAGGAAATGAAACGCCAGGTTTCTGAAATCCAAGAACAAGCTGAGGCCGAAAAAGAAGAGTTACGTGCCACTATCAAATTACGGGATGAGCAACTCGCATTAGCTGAAGAGCATATTGATGCGCTTGTATTCGGTACTCCTGAAGAAGATCCAAATGCACCCTATGCTGAAGTTAATGAAGAATTAGAAGAAATGCGACGTTCTCGTACTCGTGTTCATTCGACCATCATGGAAGAAGGCAATATTCCGCCAACTGACGAAGAAGATTACCATACCGGCGCTCAACAAACAACCGAAGAAGTTGAACACCATAATGTTTGGAAGGAAAACGAATATTTCCAAACTGGAGAACAAAACATTCCGTATTTTGTAATTGAATCAGCTAAAGAATTAAAAGGAAATGAGGGCCAAAGTATGCGCCATGATACTGACCCAAATAGCGTAGAAGCATGGAACCAATATAAGGCGGTTATGATCAGCGAATTGTATGATGACACGCCTGTTGCACAAGCCGTATCTGAACGCTATGGTATGGGTCTATTACTAAGTAAAACAAATATTGTATCTATTATTGATGTGTTCTCTGAGCTGCTAGAAGTTAACGACACGAAGATCGTACAACCATATAACGCCTTTGACAACAACGTATGGGAAGATGTTTACGAACGCCGTATTGACTTCTTTGGTCCAGACACATATTACTCATCTCTACAATTCCCTGTAACATTTGGTGAAATCTTGTATGAGTATGCCACTAAGTTTGTAGAAGACACTGAAGATGGAGCATTGCTACCAATGGTTGCATATATGCTTTATGAGTCAGGTCTACTCGATGCAGAGACAATCGAACAACGTCTTCTTATCATCGACAAGATCCTTGAACACCGTAACGTTCGAGAAATCGGTAACGGTATGAAGAAACTAAGTATGTTCGGTCGTGTTGTAGACAAACTCTCTCCAGAAGATACAGGTCATGATATTCGACTCTATACTGAATATAATGAATTTATCGGTCGTGCAAGTAGCTTCGAAGAAGAATACATGGCACAATTTGGAGATGAGGATGAGTGATATGGATAAACAAATGATATTGGTAAAATATTCGTTTGATGGTATCGAATTTTCATCCGATTATATTCCTGCGGATAACTTAAAAGCGTTTAAAGATGCATTTATGAAGAATGAAGTATTTATTATAAAACGCGATCCTACCTCTCCGCCTAGTGTATCTCCATTTTTAGGCGGTTCATGTAATGAAAAAATTATTGATATGAGTAAGGTTGTCGTTATAGGATTTTAAAGGAGCATATTTATGACAGATAGAAAGCCCGATTTCTTTAATATTACTGTTGAAGAATTAACGGGGCCTAATCGGAAAGCCGATGCTGTCGTTTCTGCAGACTTTACTTATCTAGATAATCAAGGTGGCGACGTACAAGATATTGTTGTAAAAGGTGGAGCGTTCTACGCAATGTGGGACGGTGAAAAATGGTCGATGGAAAAGAACGATGTTGTTCGTGTTGTCGATCATGAGATTAGAAAGAAATACGCTGAACTAAAAGCTAAGGGGTATGAAAAAGTATCCCTTAAGTTCATGCAAAATGCTGGCTCAGGGCTTATGCGCAACTTCGTTAAATATTGTGAAGATGCACCGGAGTCATTGCAGGTATTCAATTCTAAAATCGTATTTAGTAACTATAAGGTATCACGAGAGGACTACTCGACGTTCCAATTACCTTATACTCCAACACATCAACCTACGCCTGCCTTTGATGAAATGACCTCTGTATTATACGCACCAGACCAATTAGACAAAATCCTATGGTGTCTAGGTGCTTTATTCACAGGGGAAATCATCAATATCGATAAATTCTTATTTCTATACGGCCCTGCAGGAACCGGTAAAGGTACTATTATTAGAATAATTGAGATGCTATTCGGGCAGTATATTGGTGGTATTGATCTTAAGCAACTCACTAGCGGTTCTGAGTATGCAACAGGGACTCTACAAGAATTACCCTTGTTGATTGACTCGGATACTGATTTGAGTCGTATTAAGAATGATACGCCGTTGTTGAAAGTAACATCTCATGAAGAAGTATTTGTACGTAAACTTTATCAAAGACCGTATCCTGTAACATTTAAAGGTCTTATTATTACTGCATCAAACCAGCGTGCTCAGTTCCGTGACTCAGACTCAGGGATTGTACGGCGGTTACTAAAAGCAGTTCCTACAGGTCATCTTATTGCAGGCCCTCGATATAAGGAGCTAATGAACGGTATTCAATACGAGTTAGCAGGTATTGCACAAAAGGCGATTGACACATTCTCTCGTCTCGGAGCATTCTACTATGCTAACGATGTTGATATCGAAATGCTTGAGTACGGAGACTCTATATTTGAGTTCGTTCGTGAAAACGTACTCTTAATGCAGAATAATCCAACTCTCTCTGAAGTTGAGCTTATTTATAAAGGTATGCTAGAAGAAAGAGGTTGGGAGACTAATGGTTACAAGAATCGGTTGCGATTAGGTTTGCAACGTTTCTTTGAGACCTACACCAAAGATACCAAAGATGAAGACGGTAATCGTAAGAAACACTGGTATCGAGGTTTCAAATACGAAGAAGCTTTCCCTGAGACTAAAAAGAAACAGGAGAGCACTGATACAAAACCTAAGATTGATTTAACTATGGGTCGAGTTACATCTAGGTTTGATATGGAGGGACGCGACTGGCCTGCACAATATACCAACGATGCAGGTAACCCGTTGAAGAAATGGGATAATGTCACGACAACCCTTAAAGATATCGACCCAACTAAATTACACTTTGTCCGTGTTCCAACTGAGTTAATTGTTATCGACTTTGATGCTAAGAATGAAAAAGGCGAAAAAGACCTCGCTAAGAACTTAGAACTAGCATCACAATATCCTCCTACATATACTGAGGTTTCTAAATCAGGTGGTGGTGTTCACTTACATTATTGGTATGATGGTGACCCAACTCGATTGAATAATCGCATATCTGATGATGTTGAAATTAAGGTATATAATGGTGGGTCATCGTTACGACGGAAACTTATTTCTGCAAACGATCTCCCTGTAGCGCATATTTCAAGTGGGCTACCTTTAAAGGAGGAGAAGAAAACAATGTATAAGGACGTGGAACATATTATTTGGACAGAACAAAAGCTCAGGAATTTCATTGAAGCTTGTATGCGTAAAGAACACCACGGTGCTACTGCTCCTGAGGTCAGCTTTATTAAAGATAAGCTTGATGAGGCTTATGAAACGGGGGTCACCTACGATCTTCGTCATATGCAAAATGATGTTCTTAAATTCGCACTTAGCTCAACTAACCAAGCACAACAATGCATGAAGATGGTTGCTCAGATGAAGTTCTCTAATGTACCTGAGAACGAAACTGAATCAATCTCAGAATCTCTTATCTTACCTGATGAGGAGATCACATTCTTCGACTCGGAAGTCTTCTGTAATCTATATATGATTGGTTGGAAGAAATACGGTCTTGAGGTACCAGAGGCTATATACCGAGGATTAGAGGACTGTACTAGTCTTAGTGCGATTGAGACTATTCTCGTTAACGAATGGTGGAGTCAACACAAAGACGAGATTGGTATTGACATCAATCCTACTCCACAACGTACTCGTGAGTTATTTGACAATCACAACATGGTCGGTTTCAACAACCTTAATTACGATAACCATATTGCTTATGGTCGTATGCAAGGTGATGATGAGATGGACTGCTATAAACGTTCACAAGGTATCATCGAGAAAGGTGATAAGCGAGCTAAGATCTGGGCTGCTAATGAAATCTCATATGCAGATATTTATGAGTTCCTAGATACTAAGATGTCATTGAAGAAATGGCAAATTAAGTTAGGTCTACGTCATGACGAGTTTGAATACGATTGGACTAAGCCACTTCCTGAGCATGCATGGGGTCGTTGTGCGGCATATATGCTTAATGACATAACCTCAGAGGAAGCGTTGTTCAAATCTAAAGATGGTCAAGATGCTTGGAACGCTCGTAAAATCTTGGCTGAAATCAACGGTCTCTCACCTAACGTTAAGACTCAGACACAATCTGAGAAATTCTTATTTGGTGATGACCCGAATCCACAAGAGAAATTCAACTGGTATGACCTAGCTGAAGAATTCCCTGGATACACATTCGATAAGTTCAAGAAGAAATCTGAATTTATGGAAGAGGACCCATCTGAAGGCGGTTATGTATATGCCGAGCCTGGTGTATATGAGAACGTTATTGTATTGGATATTGCCTCTATGCACCCGCATAGTCTTATTGCGATGAATTACTTTGGCCCATACACGCCTAAATTTGCAGCCTTGGTTGAATGTCGTATGGCTATCAAGCACGGTAAGATTGATGAAGCATCTCACGCCTTTGATGAAGTAGATCCTGAACTAGCAGACAAGCTTCGTCCATATTTGGAAGGTGGGTCTGTTAAAGGTCTTGCCCATGCACTTAAGATTATTATCAATATTGTGTATGGTATGACATCCGCGCCTTGGCCTAACAAATTCAAAGACCCTCGTAACATCGACAACTGTATCGCCAAACGTGGTGCATTATTCATGTTGATGCTTAAACACGAGGTTCAGGCTAAAGGTTACCAGGTAGCTCATATTAAGACCGACTCCATCAAGATTGTCAATGGCGATAAAGCTATCATCGATTACTGTATGAAGCGGGCTAATGAGTTCGGTTACACCTTCGAACACGAACACACATATTCTCGTATGGCCTTGCTTAACCGTGCTACCGTTATTGCTGAAATTGGTTGGCCGGAAGATGAGAAAGGCAAATGGGAAGCTATTGGTGCACAGTTCGGTAAGAAGACTAACCCTTATGTCTACAAAACCCTTTTGAGTAAAGAGGATGTGCACGAGGAAGACTTCTTCACAACTAAGGAAGTTAAGACCGCTATTTATCTTGATGACCAGTATATCGGTAAGAATGCTCAGATCTATGCTTCTAGAACTGGTCGTGAAATCTCTCGTACTCAACCAAGTAATGTTGCACAAATGATTCAATCGCGATGGATCAAGCCTAAATATTTACTTCAACGTGAATCACAAGGATTAACACCTGCTCAATTAGAAGAGGCTAAAAAACGTAAGATCGCTGCTGAACTTGGTCTTGACTATAACGAAGTTGATTATATTATTTCAAACGGCTTCCCAGATACTATTGTCGACAAACGTGTTGCTGTAACAGGAACTACAGGGTATCGTTGGGAACTGGCAAGTAATTATAAAGGCTTCGATGATATTGATATGACATATTATCACCAGCTTGTGCATGAGGCTGTCAATGACGTGTTTGCCGTTGGTGATGGTAACATTATCTTCAAAGGTACTAAATACGAAAGAGAGTAGTTATGTTTAAGAAACTTAGAAAACTGTTCTCTAAAAAGCATGAACTCGACAATGTTGAACCGGTTATTGCCGGGTTTATTGCTACACTTAAAGGGTCTGATGATTTGGGTGATGCGGTTCCTACTCAAATCTTCATCATTCCCGCACAAGAAGAAGAGAACATTTATAATATCATTAAGACAGAAGAATACAATACCCTTTTGTTATATGATAATAACCGTATTCAATTCAAACCGCCGACTACTTCATCGCTCCTACTAACGCCGTTTTATTCTGTAGAAGAATTAAATAGCGCGTTAAAGATTATGCGGGATCAAGGAGTTAGAAACGTAGTAGGATGGCCGATCCCGTTAGATTATTAGAGGTGGGTCTATGCTATATTTAATAGACTCTAATATTTCTACTTCCTCTCGTCAGTTAGAGCGAATCATAAGAACCTTGGATAAATACGGAGCCGAATACACTTTGGTATCTACTTACAAGTTTAGCGGTAAATGGGAAAAACATTATTCTCCCACTTTAGATAAGGAAATTGTAAAAGGTATTTTTAGCTTTTATAACTATGACCTTAGCAAAGTGGCAAAGTCACCAAACTCATCAACAGTACGAACTATAGGTAAACGGTATCCGCAAGCAGTAAGGGAATACAGATCGGTGACTTTCCAAGATAAAAAACTAAGCGAAATGGTCGATTGGTTCTCTAAACATCCGTATTTCTTTAACGTAGGCATTATGTATGAAACACGAAATGGTATGTGTACTGCAAACTTAAGGAATGATGAGTTTCGCACTTTCTTACCTCGTAAAAAAAAAGACGCTATTCGATACGCTGCTATTAATGTTGCTTTTGGCGAATTAGGCGTTGCTGATGAGTTAGATAATGATAAACTAAAAAGGTCTGGCTTTAAGTATCGAAAAAGTGACTATAAGTGGAAGTAAAATATTTACATATCACTATATAGAAAGAAAAAGGAGGTTCAGAAAATGAACAAAACGTTAAACACTATTGCTATAGGAGCAATCACATTGTATATGGCAGTTATCGCAACTGATGTATATGAAGGTTCTACTCTACAAGATAAAGTTCATAACGGTGTTAAGAAGCTGAAAGAAGCTTTTTCTAATAAAGATTAGGAGTTGGGTATTTTACTCAGCTCTTTTCTTTTTATTTCTTTTATGTGAGGAGGTAGTAGTATATGAAGCATAAAAAAGAGATAGAAACAAATGTCACGCATAACTCAAATCGTAAACAAAAAGGAGAAAACATCATGAAACACTTCACATTCAAACTTGCAACTATGGGTATTGTATTGTTCAGCGCTGCTCTTATCAGTGATCACGTATTTGCAGACGTTACTAAAGCAGAAGGATCTACAGAGCTTGTAGCCACTGATCCAGAAGTCACAGTTACTAAATCAGACGACACCATCTGGTCTGAAGTAAATGTCAATATCAAAACCGATATCCCTGACGAAGTTCAAATCAACCAAGGGGACACCATGACCTTTAATGTCCCTAACGAACTTTCATTTGAAACCAACTACAACTTCCCTGTATACAATAGCACAGGTGAATCTGAAGTAGGTAATGCTGAAGTTAAGGCTGCTGAAAACACAGTAACTACTACTTTCAATAACTACTTTGCAGAACACCCACTTGACAAATCAATCTCACTTAACCTCAACACACGGATCAACCGTGAAGTTGTGCAACCAGATACCAAGCACAATATTTCTTTCAATGGCACAGTTGTCGAATTGAACGCTGGTAGCAAGGGTGTAGAACCTACTGATGAAGCGCTATACAAATACGGCTGGCAGGATAAAGATGACCCATCTGTTGTTAACTGGACCGCTCGTATCAACTACAAGAAATCTTACATGGAAAACGTAAACATCTCAGATACATGGTCTGACGATCAAGAATACGTTGAAAACAGCTTGAAGTTCTACTATGTTAAAAGCGTAGACCCATTTGTATATGATGCTCCTGCAACTGACGCCTTGGCAAATGTTAAATTACGTACAAACGGCTTTGACACAACTATTGCTAAGATTGGTAAGAAGATTTTATATGTTGAGTACAAAACTAAACTCAAACAAATGGAGTACAATCCTACTAACAAAATTAATGTTAGCTGGGATGGCGGAGGAACGGGCTTCGATGCCGAAACTAAACTTGTTAGTGGTAGTGGACATGCAGATGGTAAATCTCGTCCTAAATTCGAATTGCCTAACGAGGCGCCTATTGTGGATAAACCTGAGTTCCAAGGCGGTATCCCTGGTATTCCTGAAGAACGTGAAAAACCCGAATGGAAAGGTGGAGTGGTTCCAAATGAAGCTCCGGTATTAGATAAGCCGGAAGCAAACATCGACGAAATTATCAAGAATATTCCTGCTCCTAAAGAAGACAAACCTAAAGCTAACGTTCCATCAACTCCTACACAACCAAAATCAGAAACTCCTAAAATAGAAAAGGTTATAGAAAAAGCACCAATTACTAAAGAACAAAAACCAAGCAGTCAAGCACCAGAACAAACTCCCGTACAATCTACTGTTGCTACTGCACAAAAGACTCTTCCCGTAACAGGTTCTAAAGTAAGCAGTGTTATTACAATCATCGGAACTGTTGCTGGACTATTAGCTATTGGATTACATCTTATTTCAGAATACGATCAACTTAATAAAAAGGGGTAAATAACAATGAAACGTGGAAAGAACAATAAAGCACATTTGGCAGCTAGCCTACTTCGAAAGATCGTGGTTGCAGAAACTACTATTGTCAATACTCTACCGCAACCAATTAGAGCTGCAGGAAAAACCGCACCTGGGGTTAAGAACTTGATTGTACTAAATGCTATGCGGACATATGTCCTGAAGACTAAAATTAAGGACTTGGATCCTAAGATCCTCAAAGGATTTTCAAATATTGTTAAACTTATCATGGGTAATTATTCATACGGACGAAACATATACCATGAAGAGCCATCAATCGAAAACGCTCTTATTCCTGAAGAACACAAGGAGAAGTTAAATGGAAAAGATTGAAATGATAATGCAGAAGTACGGCGACAAAATTCAAGTAGGCTACAAAGCCCTTCGTGACCAGTATCTTGCTTATAATATAATCTCAATTTTTATGTATTTTGCTATAATTGGCTTCTTCGTTAGCCTAATTGCATTATTTACTATTAATGTTGGTGGCGATAATTTTAACAGAGACTATTTCGATAAGGAATGGCCAGGCTATAAAAACTATAGGGTTGAAAGACGATTAGTATATCTTAATTTTATATTACCTATAGTTTTTGCTATTATATTCTTTATCACATTAGTGTTATTTTCTGTATTTGCACCAGATTACGGATTTATTAAATCATTTATAGGAGATTAAAAATGACCAAACTAACAGCACAAAACATGCATGACGCCCACAAAGAACTCCAAGATATCTTCGTTAAGAAGAACACCGACTATGGGAACTCCTTTGAAGAGTCGCTTGACAAGCACGGTTTAATCGCGGCTATTGTCCGAATGGAAGATAAAATGTCCCGTCTCAGTACCTTATCTAAACAAGAAGCACTTGTAGCAGACGAGTCTATCATCGACACCCTCAAGGACCTTTCTAACTATGCGCTTATGTCAGCGGTATGGTTAGAGCAAACTAATAAACCTGAAACTACTGCGAAGGAAGTTGAGAAGTTTATTTTCGGGAACAAGTCTGGTGTATTAACTGAACCAAAACCGTATAGTACTAAACTTGATACAGCTAATCCTAATCTTGCGCCAGCGGTGAACGGTCATGGAACCGATTGATTTCAATTACAAGAATGGTTTAGATCTCTTACGTATAATACAATCACCTAAAAAGACAGGCCGTCCACGAAAGTTTGTGAATGATGATGACATTATATTATATAAAGAAGCCGGTTGGTCTAATCGTACTATTGCGGTTAGTATGGGTGTTTCTAAAGATACAATAAACAGAAGAGTTCGCAAGTTAGTAGAGGATGGCCTTATTGATCCTGATAGTTATGACTATAACTTTGATAATCCTAGCCCTAACGATCAACCTCGACGTAAAAACAAAGAGAGTTGGGAACTTTGGCACGGTCCTGGCGTCTAATTTTTACATCTCAGCAAAACTAATCGAGTGAGGATACATTCCTCCTCTTTTTTTAATAAAGGAGCAAATAAAATGAAGCTATTCGTAACTGAAGCAGAGCTTGACACAGGAGACCTTTGCCTCAAATCTATGCATGGTAGGGCTGGTGTTACAGCTATGTTAAAGCATGATTACAATATCGCTAAGGGTATTCTTAAGACCTTATGCGTTATGGAAGGGAAAGAAGTTCCTAATTCAACAGCCTTAATCGACCTTATCGACAACCTATGCGTCAAGATCCTAGGCACTGGTGTTTATTACATTTATGCAACCCATCCTACGATTGAGAACGTGATTTATACCAAACACACAGGTGCTAACTTACATGGTCATATGATGGAGGCGGACTCTGCTATTATGCAGGTATTCCGTCAGTCAAATGGTGTATGCTGGTATATTACAGACCAACCGTTTGAGTCCAATATTCTAACACCTTTCACTATCTACAATAAAGGCAATGGGTACTTCGAATACTTTGGTAAGGATGCACCGATTGGCTCTGAATACTATATCCCCGAATTTAAGGAGTGGTCTGATGGACGAAATTAAGTTAATCACATTTTGCACTATTTACTCACGGTCAAAGAAGAACCTGGTTAATCTCTATAAGAAGATGCAGGAGCACGCCAAGACTTATGGTTATTTGACTGTAAAAGACTATGTTCGCATCTGGCAAAAGGTCCCAGAAGGGAAAGAGGCGCTAACAACACAATCTGCTTCTGACGAATGGGGCGTTACAGTTCATGATTTTCCTGCTAAGATCAGTATTAAGAAGCACCCTATTAACGGGTATTATCTTCACATGCCCTCAACCTATCTATTGTAGGTGATATTATGGGTAAAGGCGTATATAAAGAACTAAAAGATCGCTTTGACGAGATGAGCTATGTTCATACTAAAAACGGTACTGTTGACGGTATGACCTTGTGGTTTTATCATATTAAAGATCCTAAGCTATTTAAACGCAAATTCCAAGATTACCGATTGTGGCTGGTCTATGTGGAAGGCTTTTGGTATAAGATGGTCTTTGAAGAGTATCTTGATCTACCAGGACAGCTAGGGTTGCGATTTAAAATTATATGGTAGTCTAATTTTTACATACCACTATATAGAAAGAAAAAGGAGGATTCCAAAATGGAAAACGAAAAACGATTTGATTATGACGGATGGTTTAAAGGACTACCCGGAGATGAAACAGCATATGGATTGTTCTTTGACAAAGAGGACAACTACGCTGCATGCATTAAACCAATGGACAAAGATGAAGCTATTGAGCTTTGGGAAGCTACTACACAAGAGCAGACTGAAGAACTCAAAGAAGAATCTTCTAAAGTTGGTAAATACATTGCGATTGGTTGTGGTCTATTCATTGGACACAAATTGCTGAAACACTCAGGAGTCTACGACAAAGCCAGAAGTTGGGCATCGAAGAAATTCGGTAAAAAAGAGGAAGACGGAATTATTATTTCTGAAGAATAGGAGTTTGGGTATTTTTACCCAGCTCTTATTTTTTTTTAAGGAGGTATCTAATGAGCTCGACACATATAGAAATTCCGGTTAGGGAGATCGATTTCCATATCAAGTCCACCGAGCAAACTTTCACTTTACAGTATTTGATTATAGGACCGTATAGTGAAGACCAGCTTTACGCAGATAATCAACCATATCTCTCTGTATCAACGCTATCGATACTAATTTCCAAAAAGCAAATTAACGAAATCGATTGGGATGCTGTTATGAATGCTATAAAGAAAAACGATGCTTTTATGGAATTGATTACACCTAACGAACTTGATAATATTATAGTATTTCCTAAAACAGTATACTTTAATAAGTATTTAGATGTCTTTGAGTTTTGTGTAACATTTGGAAAAGGAGAACAACAAAATGACTGAACAAATTACTAACACTGAAGGTCGCGTATTCAAACAAGCATGGGGTCCACGCTCATACGCTAAGTCATTATGGGACAGTATTGCCAAGTACATGAACCGACGTGGTATTATCTACGACCAATGCCGTGAGTTCTCGCAGCATTCTCAAGTAACTCGTATTGAGTATAGCCGAGCATACAAGTACCATGAGAAACTGGCTCGTATTCGAATCAATGAAATTCGTAAGGCAAACGGTCTGAAGACAATTCCGTTAAAATCTAACGAATGGTACCACGAGGATATTGTATTAGAAGGATTGGAGGATTATAAGTATGCAAAAGTTGGGTAATACTATTTACGCTTTCTTTATTATTGTTGTGACTAGTGCCATAGTAGCGCCCATTGTTATCGGGCTATATATCTTATCTGAGAAGTATAAGTCTGTTACTGTCTTTGCTGGTATAATCGCTGGGCTTATATGCTATGCTTATATCAAAGTCTTGTTCGATGTTTTACGTGAAATATTTCGAGATGATGAAGAAGATAAAAAAGATAAGCCGACCATTGTATACCACCATAACTTTGATGAACCTAGACCTGTATACTATCACAACTTCGAAGACCCCGGACAAGCTTGTCAATGGACCCCTTGGGATAAAGGCAAGGTATATCATAAGTTAAAAGAATCCAGCGATGGCTATATCTATAATCTGGAAAATCGTTTTGTTAAAGTCTTAGAGCGAACAGGTATAGACCAAGTCCATACGGACATGCGTCATAAGTTATCACTCATGTTTTCTTATCTTAATTCTGTCGTAGGTGAGAAGTATAATATGACAGATGTCGATTTCTTTAAAGCCTGGACACTTGGTAGAATTGCAGTACTTATAAGCCTACCTGTTAAAGATGGCCCACAACAATACGCTTATAACTTTGACTACGAGGCTTTTGTTACGTCAGAAGATGGTGAAGATACACGCTTTGTTATTGTTGTTGATGAGGACGGTAGTTTATCCTACACTGCTGGACTGAAAGAAGAATTAATTAATATTTATGATTTACGGAGGAACCTAAATTGGTAGAAATAAAATTATCACCACTTAACAAACCTAAGATTACAGAAGTAAGTCCGGCGATCAAGGATATTCTAGGACCTGCTTTCGATATTCTTATGATGGATCCTGTAAACGATGAGGAATACATTGCTGATTTACATAAGATCATTTATGAAATTGAGAAAGGTGCTTATTATCGCTTTACACCAACCGACCTTTGGGAGTTATTCCAAATGGATTGCGTGTTTATTGCTACACGAAAATCTTGGTTGAATCAGATGCCTAAGAACATTATCACAATTCAACGTATCGCTGCTAACTTGGATAAGCCCATCATTGACGTGTTTATTCACGAAGAAGATGGTAAATACAAGTTTGATGTACGTATCATCAAACCAACAGATAACACAGGCAAGAACAAATGGTTCTAACATCTGACACATGTCGATATTATATTCTAAAGGAGGTTAAGATTTGAGCGATAAATCAACAAAACATGCAATATTTATTATAGCATTTACTATGTGTACTGTATTCTTTTGGGGTTTGATTAGTGTGTTGGTTCTGCTGTATATGTGGAATCCACACTTCCTACCTTTAATAAAAGGCGGATTGATTGTATATCTTTTTACTGTATGGGCTACATCGGTTTACAAGTTATGGATAGGTAGTTATAAAGGACGCGAGTTTATTAAAGGAGATCGGCATGAACCATAATGATGATATTATTAAAGTTAATTTGAGTCAAGCAGGATCGCATAATAACGATCTAATGCATTATGTTACACAACTTAAGCAAAGTGGTATTATTGTCGATCTTATTAGTGAGAACTACGCCGAGCCATCTAGTTGGAACTCAGTCGTCGTATTCACCATGAACCCGGATGATCTATACAAAATCCCAGACATCGTAGACCAACAGATTATTATGGATGTTATCACAGATGATAATAATAATTTCACAACAAAAGAAATCGCCGTCATTGTTTACAACAACTACATTGAGTAATTTATATTAAAAGGAGAAACAAAATGAGACCAGTATCAACTAAGAAAATGATCGAAACATACGAGCTTATCTCTAATGATATTGTAAAACGTGGGTTCACAGTTAAAGACTTCATGTGGGCTATTGACTTTGCTAAGTATCTTGGGGTCCTAAATGTTGATGAGGGTACGCCTAAGACTACTTCCTTTGTTCCGTATTTCTTCATCGAGCTTTGGAAAGCTACTGATATAGAAACTTTCATAAACTCACCATACCAACTTTACATGCTTTGGTCTTATGACAAAGTCTTGTTGTTGGACATGGACAAATACGAAATTAACAGCCGTCCTGTAATGCAAAGAGCTGCCGACCTTAGCGAACGTATCAAATCTCGCAGAGGTCGTCTGGACTACCAAATTGTGTTCTTCCTAACTTCCGATAACGTATATTGGTACAAACCATATGATTTGGATAATAGTCGTGAGGGAGTTCTAAATTTATTCAATCGTTATACCAAAGCGATTGAAAACGATACCCGACTTTGTAAAAAAGAATACGATAACGAAACTAAGAAGATGCATAACTTCATTATCACCGGTATTCCTATTAGTTACCTTAAGCCTAAATGGTCATGGTTACGCAGAGCCTTGGAACACACTAAGGATAAAACACTCATGAAAAACCATGCCAGCGTTCAAGGAAAAATTCAAGAACTGTTCTGCTTATTACGTATGGCCTATCGTGGTAATATGTACAGCCGGACATATACCTTATTCAATGCATGGCGTGACGGTCGGGTAGTAGTTCTCAACCTAATGAATAACGGCCAAATTCCTGATGACGAAGGAAAACATATCCAAACGTTACGCAGTGACGAGTTCATTGACGTATTTACTATTGACAAAGAAGGCTGCATCTTCTACAAAGGTGTGTTTCTTGGTAAAGATCTTAAAAAGCAAGTTATTAGAAAAGAAGAGTACACTTCGTTCTTATCTCTAGATAGAGAAGAGCATAATGTTCTAACTGGGATATCTTGGGAAGTATCAGAAGCATTCGCTAAGACTTTTGCGGAATTAACTCTATCAGTAACTAAGCCAGCTAAACCAACCATCGAAGTCGAATATCTTCGCTTATGTAAACATAATACTAAAAAGCTAGTATGTCGATTGTTTGAATTAACAAATTCAGATTACAAACATCTTCTATCCATCTTTGAGTTACCAGGTTCATTATTAAAATGCACTAACATCAACGCTGATCCAGACATGCAAACTACACTAAAAGTAGAAGGTTGTGCTCGCTCTCAGTTCACACCTATTGACGTATATACACTATACTCGTTCTTACGTTCTTACTCTATTGGTAATGAACGCATTCGTCCTGAAAAGATCAACGATTTGCTCAAAACCATGAAATCTGAAGGCAAGCTTAAGGACTCACGAAAGGGTTAACGTTAATTTTATACTATAATATTGCTATAATAAATCTGTAACTTATTACAAAGCTCTTAATAGAGGGAGTGAGATGGAGAGTTTTATACATCGATATTATAGGTAAAATATTGGTAGTAATTCTCTACTATTATATACCATTCTCTCTATCGCTTAACTACTTTATTTGCTAGAAAAGGAGAACACATCATGGCAAATTCACAACAAGTAACATTGGAAAACGTACGCATTATCTTCCCTAACTTCGGAGGACGTATTTCAGATCATAATAAGATCGGTTCTCGCGAATTTAGTGTCCAACTTGATCCTGAACTTGGCGAAGAATTAGCTCGTCAAGGTTGGAATGTTAAATTCCCAAGTGAAGATAAACCAAACGGTAACGTATTCCTGCCTATCACATTGTCTAACGGCCCTACGGTTCAACCATGGATTAAAATTGTCCTAGTTAACAATGGTCAAGGCACTATTGTACAACCAGATGACGTTGAACAACTCGCTATGCTTGACAATGTAGCTCCAGGCGCTCGTGCTAACATTATTCTTAATCCATACAGCTGGACTGTTGGCGCTAACTCTGGAATTAAGGCATACACTAAGAAGTTGTATATCTACTTAGATGATATCGATGAAGGTCTTGCTCCACATATGGAAGACTTCGAACGTAATATCAACTACTTATAATAATGATTCCCAAAAAACTTGGGAAGATAACCTTGAAGCCCGAGCAGTATGAAGCTTGCTCTAAGCTCAAGTCAGGCTCTATATTGATGGGGGGAGTTGGTTCGGGTAAGACATATACGTCTATATTCTGGGCCGCCTCCCAATATGGGGTTAATTTTTTTACGGAAGAAAGACCGCTCATTGTTATTACTACAGCAATGAAGCGGGACTTAATTGAAAAGGGTGCAGAAAAACCCGACTGGCAACAATCTCTCGAGAATTGCGGGATATATCATTATATAGTAGACTCATGGCAAAACATTGAGAAGTACTATAATATATCTAACAGTGTTTTTATTTTTGACGAGCAGCGTGTTGTCGGTTATGGTAAATGGGGCAAATGCTTTATTAAAACCTGCTGGAACGATAATAAATGGATATTGCTCTCAGCTACACCGGGTGATGTATGGATGGACTATATGCCTGTCTTCATCGCCAATAAGTTCTACCGTAATAAGACTGAGTTCGTTTCTCGTCATGTTGTATGGGATCCATATGTCAAATTCCCTAAGGTGAAGAAGTATATCGGAACAGCGGTTCTTGAGAAATACAGGAACCAAATCATAGTACCTATGGGTGATAGTCGCCAGACAACTCGTCATAGAGATTATGTATATGCTGAATTCGACTCGAAAGCCTTATTAGATTTGGCTAACACAAGATGGAATCCATATACAGACGAGCCTATATTGAATATTGCTGAGTATACCCAGCTCGTTCGACGTATCGTGAACACGGATCCTGATAGAATTCGTATAGCCGAACACCTAATTAAGACACATAAACGGCTTATCGTCTTCTATAATTTCAACTATGAGTTGGATATCTTAAAGGATATTTGTGAACGCAACAACCTACTATACAAAGAATGGAATGGCCTCAAGCATGAGCATATCCCGTCTAGTGATGAATGGATATATCTCGTGCAATACACGGCCGGAGCTGAGGGATGGAATTGCACTACTACGGATTCTATCCTATTTTACTCAGTTAATTATTCATTTAGGAAAATGGAACAGGCAGAAGGTCGGATAGATCGGACTAATACCCCGTACAGAGACTTACACTATACTTATATCACCTCTCTTTCTAAAGTTGATAAAGATATTCTTAAGGCTGTACGAGATAAGAAACGGTTTACCGAGGCTGCTTGGGCTAAAAAACAAGGTTTTGTTCCTATTGATATGCAAATTGAAAAGCTTGAGGAGGACTGGCTATATGGCGTCGAGATTGGAGGCTGACTTCCAAAAGATGGTCGTTAAAAGGCTCAGAGAGGCCTATAGAGGGCTTCTGCTGGTCGCTAAGACCGACCCTGGGTCAATACAAGGGATGCCTGATTTAATCGTTCTATGCGGCTCTCAGTACGCTTTACTGGAAGTTAAACGCTCAGCTACGGCTAAGAAACGTCCGAATCAAGGATATTATATCGAGAAATTCGGCAAGGATACCTTTACTGCATTCATTTATCCTGAAAATGAACATGAGGTTATCTGGTATATGCTTGAATTCTTCGGTTTAGACCCAAATCTATATTTCCAGGTTAGTGGAAAATAAAGGAGCTATATGTAATGTATATTGTAGAGTTGACAGGACGGTATTTTAAAGCACAGGGGGCAGGTTGTCTCATACATAATGAAACTATGCGTATGCCTTATTTATTTAATACGGTTGGAGAAGCTGCTAACTATATTAAATCCATGTATAATGTTCCTATATATTTAGATCGAATAAAAACTATAAACGGAAATAACGACGATATATATGTCTATAAATTCTCAGACACTATGGATGACCCATCTAAGGAAATTAATGTTATTCCTTGTAGTTTATATTCAAAGGAGCTGTAAATGGAATGGATATCGCATTGGAATTTAGAGGGTAGGCATGCGTTCTTATCCCCATCAGGTTATTCCTGGTTGGGTTATGATGAGGAAAAGATGGCTAGATCATATGATAATAAGCAAAATACCGCTCGAGGTACTGCTTTACATGAGATGGCTTCCCAACTTATCAAGTCAAGAACGGAACTTGCCCCTAAAAAGAAGGCGTTAAACATGTTTGTTAACGATTGTATACGTGATGGTATGTCATCTGAGATCCTATTATACTACTCAGACAACTGTTTTGGTACTGCTGATGGTATAAAATGGGACGCGGATAACAAAGAATTGCGTATTTATGACCTAAAAACAGGTGTTTCCAAGCCTTCATTCAAACAATTAGACATTTATGCGGCGCTCTTTTGCCTCGAATATGGTGTAAATCCTAAGAAAATTACCATTATTCAGCGGTTGTATCAAGGAAATGGCTTTACTGAACAGGTTACAATCAATGATAAAGCCCGAATTGAGGACGAAAATGATGGGAATATCACTTGGATTATGTCCCATATCAAGCAAATGAGCAAGGTTATTGATGAAAAAGAGGCTGAAATCAGACCATTTAAGTTCTGGTAAGGCACAAAATCGTTGTCAAAGTGGATCAAAAGGTGGATCAAAAGTCCGATTTTTCCCCGATTTTCCCCGAAAAAAAGTAGGGGATTGGTGTAAAAACTAGGGGATTTTGGCCATTTTCCCCACTTTTCCCCTGATTTATACCACTTTTGATCCACCTTTTGATCCAC